AGAACGCATGCGTTCTCAAAGGCGAACCGGTCAAAGCGTTCTTGTACCAAGATCACGCAGCGCACATCGCTGTGCATCAATCCATGATGCAGGACCCCCTCATCATGCAGTTGCTGGGACAAAACCCCAAGGCGCAACAGATGATGGCCGCCATGCAAGCGCACATTGCCGAGCACGTGGGCTTCCAGTATCGCCAGCAGATCGAGCAGCAGTTGGGTATGCCTCTGCCTCCCGAAGATGACAAGCTGCCACCACAGATTGAGATTGCGCTGTCTGGCATGATGGCACAAGCCGCTCAACAGGTGTTGCAGCAGAGCCAAGCACAGGCTGCACAAGCCCAAGCACAGCAAATGGCACAAGACCCTGTTGTACAAATGCAACAACAAGAGTTGGCCATCAAGCAGCAAGACGCGCAGACCAAAGCACAGAAGGTTGCCGCAGATACCGCACTGGCCGAGAAGCGCCTTGCTATGGAGGCAGCAGATCGTTCCGACCGTCTGCACCTCGAGGAGAAACGTCTTGCCGTTGACGCGGCTGTGAAAGCAGACAAACTCAACGCAGATCAGGAGCGCGAAGGTGTTCGTATGGGCATCGACATCGCCAAAGCGCAACAACAAGCCCGAAAAACTAAACCTTAAACATGATCCAAGACTTCGCACGCGTATTGCGCGACCAAATACGCAAGGACATGAACAACTACGCCGATGATCTGGCAGGCGGTGTCTGCCAGAACTTCGATCAGTATCAAAAACTCTGTGGGGTGATTCAGGGTCTTGCCCTTGCAGAGCGTTACATCATCGACCTTGCTGAGAAAGTGGAGAAAGCAAATGACGAGTGAAAACGAGTCAGGATTGATCTTGCCCCCGGGCATCGTCCTACCTAAACAAATCCAACCAAAGGAAGCGCCTGATGCAGACGCTACCAACGAGACCAAGGCTTCGGCTTTGCCTCGCGCAGTTGGTCACAAACTCGTGTGTATCGTCCCTGAAGTGTCCGACAAAATCGAAGGCACGGAACTGGACCTTGTGCGCGACTACAGCACCATGAAACAGGAAGAGCACGCTACAACCGTGTTGTTCGTTCTCCGTATGGGCCCCGATGCCTATCAGGACAAAGAGCGATTCCCTTCCGGTCCTTGGTGCGCCGAAGGCGATTTCATCGTCGTTCGTACCTACACAGGCACCCGCCTGAAAGTGTTTGGCAAAGAGTTCCGCATCATCAATGATGACCAAGTGGACTGCGTTGTCGACGACCCACGCGGTATTACCCGCGCTTAAAGGAGAAGAAATGGACCCCAAAGACGAGTTCAAGTTCCCCGACGAGATCGAGGAGAACAGCGTCGAGATCACAACCAACACCGATGAGGTAGAGGTTGAGGTTGTAGATGACACCCCACCACAAGACCGTGGTCGCAAGCCTCTTGAGAAAGAGGTCGAAGACCCAACGGACGAAGAGATTGAAGGCTACTCTGACAAAGTTCAGCGCCGCATCAAGGACTTGACACATGCTCGCCACGATGAGCGCCGTGCCAAAGAAGCGTTGCAGCGTGAGAAACAAGAGCTGGAGCGCTTTGCGCAACAGATTCTGGACGAGAACAAGAAGCTCAAGACGACAGTCCACGAAGGCAGCCAGCAGTTTGTGTCAATGGCACAGACAGCAGCGGAAGCCAAGTTGGAGAAAGCTCGTCGCGAGTACAAGGCTGCGCAGGAATCGTTCGATCCCGATGCCATCCTTGCTGCTCAAGAAGCTCTGTTCGATGCCAAGATCGAAGCAGACCAAGCGAAAAAATTTAAGCCAACCCCTTTACAAGAAGAAAATTCTGAGGTACAAACGCGTTATGTCGAACCCGAAACGGTTCGCCCCGACGAAAAGACCTTGCGCTGGCAAGCAAAAAACCAGTGGTTCGGAGCGAATGGGTTTGAAGAAGTTACCAGCTTTGCACTAGGGCTGCACCAGAAACTAGTCTCGTCCGGAGTGGACCCCCGCTCTGACGATTATTTCGAGCAGATTGATGCTCGCGTGAAGTCGAAGTTCCCCGAAGTTTTCGGTGGCACGGATGACAAGCCTCGGAACGGAAGTTCCCAGCGAAAACCTGCAACTGTGGCGGCTCCCGCGACGCGTTCGTCGGGGCCACGAAAGGTGCAACTGACCGAAACCCAACAAGCGTTGGCGCGACGACTCGGATTGACCAATCAACAATACGCATTGCAAGTACTTAAACTGGAGAACTCAAATGGCTGAAAACCGTACCCCCCGTGATCTCGTGTCACGCGAAAAATCTGCTCGTAGCGTCTACGTACCTCCGAGCAACCTTCCTGATCCAACCCCTGAACCCGGGATGGTCTATCGTTGGATAGCCACTCATGTTATGGGCGAGGCTCAACCTACAAACGTCTCTAAAAAGATGCGCGAAGGTTGGGAGCCAGTGAAGGCAGTCGACCATCCTGAACTTATGCTGTTGGGCAATGCTGCCACAGGTAACGTTGAGGTCGGTGGGTTAATGCTATGCAAGATGCCTGCCGAACTCGCGAAATCTCGTGACGACTACTATGCCAAGCAAGCGCAAGCTCAGATGGATTCAGTGGACAACCACTTCATGCGGAACAATGATCCTCGCATGCCCTTGTTTAAGGACAGCAAGTCATCAACGAGCCGAGGTGGTGGTTTTGGTTCTGGTTCAAAGTAATAGGAGTCCTTAAATGGCATCTACCGCTTCTCCCTACGGCCTGCGTGCCGTCAACGAGATTGGCGGACTACCATATGCTGGTAGCACCCGCACATTCTTGATCGACCCAGCTGGTTACAACACGAACATCTTCAATGGTTCAATCGTGTTTGTGAACTCGTCTGGTTACCTCAATATCGTCACTGGCACTGGTGCTGACGGTACAACCAACTCTTTCCCCGGCTCTGGCACCTTGACTGGCGCTGTCGGTGTGTTCGTGGGTTGCTCGTACTACAACGCCCAAGGTCAATTGATCTTCTCGCAATACTACCCAGCTAACACAACTGGCGTGGTTCAAGCGTTGGTGATCGACGATCCTGATGTTGTGTTCCAAGGCCAAGCCGACGGTTCTGTCGCGCAATCAGCTTTGGGCTCCAACACATTCCTCGCTGCTGCACAGAGCACCTCAACTGGTTCTACCACTACAGGCAACTCTACAAGCGCTTTGGAATCCACTGTTGTGACCACAACCGCCGCTTTCCGCATTGTTGGTTTTGCAAACATCCAAGGCTTCTCGCAAGTCGGCGATGCTTTCACCGACATTTTGGTGAAGTTCAACCCCGGCTATCACAGCTATACCAACGCTGTCGGCGTCTAATAAGGAGCACATAAATGGCTATTTCACGCGCACAACTGCTCAAAGAATTGCTGCCCGGCCTGAACGCTTTGTTCGGCATGGAGTACGCACGCTACGGCGAAGAGCACAAAGAACTCTACGAAACAGAGAAATCTGAGCGTAGCTTCGAAGAAGAAACCAAGTTGGCCGGCTTCGGTGCAGCTCCTGTTAAGAACGAAGGTTCTGCCATTGCTTATGACAATGCGCAAGAAGCGTTCACAGCACGCTACACACACGAAACCATCGCCTTGGGCTTCTCGATCACTGAAGAAGCGATCGAAGACAACTTGTACGACAGCTTGTCTGCTCGTTACACCAAGTCTTTGGCTCGCGCCATGTCTTACACCAAGCAAGTGAAAGCTGCTGCTGTTGTTAACAACGGCTTCAGCGGTAGCTTCCTCGGCGGTGACGGCGTGTCTTTGTTCGGTGTGAACTCTGGCGGTAGCCGCGTTGGTCACCCCTTGGTGAACGGCGGCGTTAACTACAACAGCCCAACTGTTGCAGTTGACTTGAACGAAACCTCGTTGGAAAACGCTGTGATTCAGATCGCTGCTTGGACTGACGAACGCGGTCTGTTGATCGCTGCTAAGCCCCGCAAGTTGGTGGTTCCTCCATCACTGATGTTCGTTGCCAAGCGTTTGCTCGACACCGAACTGCGCGTGTCTACAGCTGACAACGACATCAACGCGATCAAGCAAATGGGCGCAATCCCAGAAGGCTACACTGTCAACCACTTCTTGACAGACAGCAACGCTTGGTTCTTGTTGACTGACGTGCCTAACGGCTTGAAGCACTTCGAGCGTTCTGCTTTGACTAACAGCATGGACGGTGACTTTGACACCGGCAACGTGCGTTACAAGGCTCGCGAGCGTTACAGCTTCGGTTGGTCTGATCCCCTCGGTATCTGGGGCTCTGCTGGCGCTTAATTGCACGGCAATAGAAAAGGGGCTTCGGCCCCTTTTCTTTCACCCAAATCGGGTGTATATTCGACACATTCCGGGGTTTCCGGTGTATCTGACAGTCCCGGCTGACAACATGCAGACAGATACGCCTAACTTGCATGTAAGGAAAAAACATGGCACGCACTACATTCCAAGGCCCAGTTCGTTCTTTGGGCGGTATCTATCAACAAGGTCCCGGCACTGTTGTTGAAATCACTTCTAGCACTACATTGAACCCTGTTGACCACGGCGGTCGTATCGTTTCTGTTGGCGGCTCATTGGCTGCTGCTTTGACTTTGACTTTGCCAGCGATCAACACGACTGCAAACTCAATCACTTCTGGTCCCGGCCAAGACCCCAACACCATCAACAACGAAGGTGTGGTCTACACAATCTGGGTGCCCACAACCATCTCTACTAGCTCGTTGAAAATCGGCACCAACGGCACTGACAAGTATGTCGGTTCTTTGTTGTCTGTTGACACCGATTCTTCTGGCGCTGTGGTTGGCTTTACCGCCGCTTCGACCAACGACTTCATCAACTTGAACGGCACTACCACCGGTGGCGTCGCAGGTACTTGGATTCAGATCGTTGCAATCGCAGCCAACAAGTACATGGTTACTGGCGTTGTAAACGGCTCCGGCTCTGTTGCTACTCCTTTCGCTGATTCCTAATCAAACCGAGGGGCTTCGGCCCCTCTTAAAACAGGAGTTCTAGCATGACAATGCAAACCGATGTCTACGCCAGCGCGGTGCGAACAACAGATGGTCAACTAGCCGACTTCAACGGCAATGACCTTGGCCGTGTTCGTATCCGTGGCGTTTATATTGTTCCGTCCGGCACTGCTGGCAGCGTTGTGTTTAAAGACGGCGGTACAAGCGGTTCAGCCCGTTTGACTGTCAACACAGTCGCTTCTGCTACGCAGCCCACTTACATGCTCATGCCCGGTGAGGGTATGTTGTTTAGCACCAACGTCTATGCTGATGTCACAAGCGTCGGCTCGGTGATGGTTTTCTACTCGTAAGACGATGGACGCTGCAACTTGGAATTTAGTCTTGACAGGCTTGCTGGGCGTTGTCAGCTGGGTCTTGAAGGACAAAGCCTCTGAGTTGAAGCGGCTTGAAATCTTGTTGAACAAGACACGGGAAGAAGTGGCTCGTGAGTACGTGACAAAAGTTGACGTGCACAACGACATCAATCGAGTGTTAGACCGCATTGATCGCTTGGAGAACAAGCTCGATGCTTTTTTAAAAGACCAGCGCTCAGCGCTTAATTAAGGAGGCCATCATGGCTAAATCATCTGGTAACGGCATCACTACTGCCAAAATGGGTTCAGTTCGCACAGCCGCTCCTAGCAAAGACGGTATCGCTGCCAAGGGTAAAACCAAAGGCAAGATGATCGCAATGAAGGGTGGCAAGCCTCTGGGCATGAAGACCGGCGGCATGACCAAAGGCATGAAATACGGCGGTAAGTGCTAAATCATGATGGCCAGCCGTGGTATGGGGGCCATCTCCCCCAGCAAGATGCCAAAGGCCAAGACGATCACCCGCAAGGATGATCCGAACAAGGTCGAAGTTTTTGCTGACGGGGGCAAGGTCAACGCTGCCGGTAACTACACAAAGCCCGGTCTTCGCAAGAAGATCGTGGCCCAAGTAAAAGCCGCAGCAACCCACGGCACCGGTGCCGGCCAATGGTCGGCACGCAAAGCACAGCTGGTTGCCAAGAAATACAAGGCTGCTGGCGGCGGCTACAAGGATTGACATGAAAGCGCCACAGAAATCCCTAAAGGATTGGGGCGACCAGAAATGGAGAACCAAAAGTGGAAAACCGTCTAGCAAAACAGGTGAGCGATACCTTCCAGAAGCTGCGATCAAAAGTCTCAGCCCTGCTGAGTACGCTGCGACAACGCGTGCAAAACGCGCTGGCAAAAAAGCCGGAAAACAATTCGTAGCCCAACCTAAGACCGTGGCAAAGAAAACAGCGAGGTTCAGATAATGGCTGAGAAGTGGATTCAAAAAGCGATCAAGAAGCCCGGTGCACTGCACGAGCAGATGGGCATTCCAAAAGGCCAGAAGATTCCGGCCAAGAAGCTGGCTGCCGCTGCAAAGAAACCCGGTAAGCTGGGCCAACGCGCACGTCTGGCACAGACGTTGAAAGGAATGAAATAATGGCTGAATCCCGCTACAAAGCAACGCTGAACTACCCCAACGGTCCGAAAGCTCGTGCTGAAATTCTCAAAGACAACGTGGCAATGAAGAAGCCTATGTTTGAGGATTTGAAAGAAGCCGAGGATTACGCTTCTGAAATGCAGCGCGAGACTCGCGGCAAAAAAGAAGGCGGCGCTATCAAAGCCAAAGGCTGGGGCCAAGCTCGTAGCGCACGCGCAGCAAAGGTGTACTGATATGGCCAAGTCCCCCGCATGGCAACGCAAAGAAGGCAAGAACCCCAAAGGCGGTCTCAACGCCAAGGGCCGCGCCTCTTACAATAAAGCAAACCCCGGCAAGCCGGGTCTGAAGGCTCCGCAGCCAGAAGGCGGCAAGCGTCGCGATTCATTTTGTGCCCGAATGAAAGGCATGAAGGCCAAGCTGACTTCTGAGAAGACAGCCAAAGACCCAAACAGCCGTATAAACAAGAGCCTTCGGGCATGGAACTGCTAAATGGCAAACACCTCTGGAACCACAGGATTCAACCTTGACTTGACCGAGCTGGTCGAGGAGGCGTTCGAGCGCGTGGGCTCGGAGATGCGCACCGGTT